CCCACCTTACGGAAGGCAGATAGCCGAATGGGTTAAAAAAGCGGCAAATGCCGATGCAGTAACAGTAATGCTTCTGCCTGCCAGAACTGATACAAAGTGGTTTCACGACTACATATACGGCAAGGCGGAGATTAGGTTTATAAAAGGGCGGTTGCATTATAACGATAGCAAAGAGGGTGCGCCGTTCCCAAGTATGATAGTAATTTTTAGACAAAACAATGGAAAAGCAAATATCCCTGTTCGTGCCGATTTGTAAGACCTGCTACTTTGAAATGTGTACAGAAGCGCAGGAGTGTAACTGTTGCGTTGAGTGCAATTATAAATGCGACTCAATGTGCAGGATAGCAAGGGGAAAGTATGAAAAGGAAAGACCTAAACAAGCCTTATTATGACGGGGATACACCCAGAAGGCTATTAGAAGATTTTAAGAGAAGGCACCCGAAATTGTACGTTGTTTTATTTGATGGCATAGCCCTTACGATCATAGCTTTTATTTTAATATTTGCATGGTTTGGGTTTTGCTCTTATTTAGTTTTATTAAGGAGTTAAGAAAATGAGCAGTTACGACAGAGAGATTGACAAAGAATTATATGACAAGTGCATGGAATGCGGCGGACATATACCGGCTGAAATGCAACACGACTTTTACGGCGAAGCAGTAATGCAGGGCTACGGCTTTTACGGCGATCGTGTTTACGAGAAGGACGGCAAGTATTTTGTAAGGTTTAGCATCGGGAGCAGTTGTGATTAGGCCATGACCTTAAAATATGTATTAGATAGGCTTAAAGCCATAATAGAGGTCAACCCTTATGGTATGGGGGCAGAAGATCAAGAAGCAGTAAGCAGGGCAATAGAAGCATTAAGCCAAGAGCCGAAATGGATTCCTTGCGAAGAAAGATTGCCCGAAGATGACCAAGTTGTTTTATGTACAACAGACTTTGGGAAAGTAGATGAAATGGCTTTTTACACTGATAGGGGGAGAGGTTTCTTTGTGCAGTATGGGAACACATACAGTATAGACGAAATACTTGCATGGATGCCATTACCCAAGCCTTATAGGAGATAGGATATGACAAAACTATGTAAGGATTGCGAAGAATTTAAGATCATATCCGTTCCATACGGATATGAATGGGGTCAGGCAATTTGCAAAAAGTATAACCTAATTACAGATTATAAGACCAAGCGTAAATTCAAGACGTTATATTGCATAAAGGAGAGTGAATAAAAATGTTGTTAATAATAGCAGTATGGATTATTGCACTTTGCGAGATAGTAAGAGATATTTTTATCGTTTGGAAAAACAGAGAATCTCGCAAAGCAAGGGAGAACTTTACAAAGGAGTTCTTTGAAAATATGACGAAAGACAACAAACAGTGGACAAAAGAAATCCTGGAAGAATATCTCAAAGACAAGGAGTAGGTCGGATATGACAAGAGAAAAAACTATCGAATGGTTAATACGAATTAAAGAAAGATACATTCATGGCGGAGATGAAGGGTATGACGCATTACGCAAGGAAGCAATAGATACGGCAATCAAAGCATTAGAGCAAGAGCCAAAGACGGGGCATTGGGAATGGCTGACAGAGGATAAATACAGATGTTCAAATTGTAATCACGAAACAAGAGTAGATGAATGTATGAATAAGCCAATGTATGATTTTTGTCCGTTCTGCTGTGCAGATATGAGAGAGGAGTAGAGATATGAGAATACTGAAAAACACAGATGAAAAAATAGAAGCGTTAGGGTTTGCAAAGATTGAAGAAAATAAATATGGGGTCGAGTACGAACGGGAAAACAAAGACTACGGATATATGCAAAGGGTTTGTATTTTTAAAAAAGCAAGCGGAAATCACATTCTTCAATCTTATGATCCTGCAAGGTCAGATAAAGATGATATAGGATGTATATGCGTTGGGCTAACCTATACGGAACTTAAACTTTTTGCTAAAAAGATGCGTGAAATGGGACTAAAAAGCTGACGGTATAGAGCTTAACGCAATATCCAACAAATTAGCAACAGTACGAGATTGTTTAGGTGTAAAGAGAAAAAGACAAAGTAAGCCTAAAGGAGAGTAGAGATATGGATGCAGTTAAATATTTAAAAGAAAAGAAAAGAATATTCAAGACCTATTGTTGTCCAGAATTTACACAAGCGAATTGTACGGAGTGTCCGTATAATGATAACGGAAGTTGTCAAGCTGGATACCCTGATTCAATTCTATCCATAGAAGGGCAGGTGGCAATCGTTGAACAATGGAGCAAGAAAAATCCGATAAAGACAAACAGAAAGAAGTTTGAAGAAGTATTCGGGATAAGTCCGTCTTTAGCAGGGTATCAAACAAATCATACAAGAGCAGAGGGCTTACCTGTTGAATGGTGGAACAAGGAGTATATAGACCCTAAAGGAGAGTAGGAATGAACAAGTATTGTGATGGGTGCGTACACTATGAGGTATGCGAATATTCATACGATTTGACATCATGGGAATGTGAACACAGAAGACCTTACTATCAGGCTGATGCGCCTGTAAATTTGACCCTTGATGCGAAAATAAAGTTATGCGGTATGGCGTTTGAAGTCAAAGGGATAGACATGACTATTGAGGGCGTACAGGAGATACGCCTGAAAAGGGACGAGCTTACAGAACATCAGGATAGAGAACTGTGGAATGACATTCATGTTAGGGAGAAAGATTAGATGAAACCACCTTGCACGGCGTGACACGAAACACTTTAGGTGGCTATCTATCAGGCAGGATCAGAAACACACCTATGGATACCATTACCAGAGCCGTATAAGAGCGAGGATAAGACATGAACATTTTAGCCGCATTATTCGCAATAATAGCCGTATTTATCCTGCTAAATGACTAAAACTTGTCACAATTTGGCATGGTTTGGCATATTGTGCCATGATATGTACTATGATATTATTATAGTGGCAGAAGCGTAAGCAGAAGCCATGTTCCTACACGAGAAAGCTCCGAAAGGGGCTTTCTCTTATATTATGCTAAACCCATTCTATACAACAACAAAGTGGAAAAAGAAGCGAGCTTCGGTGCTTAAGCGTGACGGCTACCTCTGCCAAGATTGCTTAAGATACGGCAGGCGGACAGAAGCAACAGAAGTTCATCATATAGACTTTTTAGAAAACGCTCCCGAAAAGGCTCTGGATAGCGATAACCTTATAAGCCTTTGCAGAACGTGCCACAACAAAAGACACCCAGAAAAAGCGATCAAGAGTAACGCAAGAAGAAAACCGACATATTATTGAGCATTTATTGTATAATTGATACAAAATGTATCAGTTTTGCAAAAAAGGAGCGAATAATATGTTATTGAATATAGTTACATGGGCTTTAATTATTCTGGTTGTAGTTGGTTTTATTGTGATCGTACATGACAGGAAGTACGACAAGGAGCTGAAAGAACTGAAAGCAAGATATGACGATCTAAACGAGCGTTATGAAAAAGTAAAATCTCTTGCCGAAAGATTGCAGACGATCGCAGGCGATGCCTTAAACATATCGGAAGATGCAATCAATGTAGCAAAAGGACATAGCGAAGAAACGGATTAAGGGTTTTTCCTTCTTATACTTTCATAATATACAGGCATAGTACATAGGGCTATTCATTGCGGATAGTCCTTTTATTATGCCCTGTGGAAAACTGCAAGCCCCCCCCACCTTGCCTTGTGGATAACTTTATATGTTTATTTGGCGGTTGGGGTTTACACACGCAAGAGCAATTTTGATGAAATGGGGATAAAAAATATTTGCTATTATGGTAAATTGTTTGATGTAAGGTTGAATTTTGAACAAAGAAAAATGGTGCGATCGTATAAAACAGAACACGGAACAGGTCGGAACGTACAGACCGGCATTTGATGACATTATCGAAGCCCTTGCCGCAATATTGGAGCAACGGGACTATGTGATGAAATGTTACGAAGAGTCTGGGGGCGAGCCTGTAATTACGCACACGAACAAAGCAGGAGCCGACAATTTGGCGAAAAACCCGTACTTGACTCTTTGGGCTGATCTAAATACGCAGGCTTTAGCATATTGGCGAGATTTGGGGCTGACCCCTTCGGGGCTTCGTAAACTCTCAAATGAAACGATCGTAAATTTTAATGATGCCGACCCTTTAGTAGAGTTCTTGAAAAATGCAAAGTGAACACTTCAAGACCGCTAAACAGTATGCAGAGGACATTGTAAAAGGCAAGATACCTGCCGAGGAGCATAAGGTCGCAGGGTGCAAACGCTTCCTTGATGATCTCAAAAGAACTGATTTACAACTAAACACAAAAGAAGCGGACTTCGTGATAGAAGCTATCCAGAAGTTCATTGTCCACAACACCGGCGAAGATTTGAGCGGAAATGCCCTTATGGGTAAGCCGCTTATTTTATTGCCGTGGCAGGTATTTATTGTCTATAACCTTGTGGGCTTTGAGTGGAAGAACGGAAGCAAACGATATAACGAAGCATTTATCTACACTCCGAGGAAAAACGGCAAAACCTTGTTTGTTGCAGGTTTGTCGTGGGGCTTGTCTTTACTGTATGCGAAAAGCGGCTCACAACTTTATATTGTTGCGGCTTCAAGCAAGCAGGCAGGACAGAGCTTTAATGATATTGTTTACTCGGTAAAGGATAAGGGGCTTAAAAACTTTCTTATCCATAATTCGATAAATGAGCATTCTATTGTCTGGCAAAGCGAGGAAAACGGCAAAGTTGTGGCTTCAATGAGAATAGAAGCCCTTGCAAGTAACCCAGATAAGCACGACTCGTTTATCTGCAATCTTGCGATCGTTGACGAACTCCATGCCGTACCTGCAAAAGAGTATAACCGCTTTAAGGAAGCACAAAAAGCGTTTTCTAATCGCTTAATAGTGGCAATAACGACCGCAGGCGATAATATGAACTCGTTTGGCTTCCGCAGGCTTGAATATGCTAAAAAGGTCGTAAAAGGCTTAAAGGACGATGCGTTCTTTGCTTATTTGTCTATGGCAGAGCAGGACGAAAACGGCAACGTGGACTATACAAGCCCCATTCAGCACGAAAAGGCTAACCCGTCCTACGGGGTCACAATTCGTCCGCAGGATATGCTTAACGATAGCCTGCAAGCCCAGAATGACCCACAACAAAGAAAAGACTTTTTAAGCCGATCGCTCAATGTGTACACAACGGCGATGCGGTCATACTTTGACGTAGAGAAGTTCAGGGCAAGCGACCAGAAGTGCGCAGAAGCCCTAAATATGCCCGATATAACGGCTTTATCACAGTTGCCGATAAAATGGTACGGTGGAGCCGATTTGTCAAAATTACACGATTTGACGGCGGCTTGCCTATACGGGACATATAAGGATATAGACATATGTATCACTCATGCTTTCTTTCCCGTTGTTATGGCGCATAAGAAGGCGGAAGAGGACGAGATACCCTTATTCGGGTGGAGCGATGACGGGCTATTAACATTATGCAATACTCCTACCGTTGAGTATTCGGACGTTGTTGATTGGTTTAAGTCTATGCGATCAATGGGCTTTAAGGTCAAGAAGGTCGCATTTGATAAAAAATTCGGCAGAGAGTTCTTTGCCTTGATGAAAGCCGAAAACTTCAATATGGAAGATGCCCCACAGTTCTATTATGCAAAGAGTGAGGGCTTTAGGCGGATAGAAAAAAAGGTCAATGACGGACTTTTTTATTATATGGGGAGCGAAGCATACGAGTATTGCGTATCGAATGTTCATGCAATCGAAAAGACAGACGATATGATACAGTATGAAAAAATAGGGCAGACGATGCGAATTGACTTGTTCGACTCGTCTGTTTTTGCTTGTAGAGCGAAGCTGACAGACGATGAAAAGGAAAAAGCGGCTTCGAGTTGGGAATGGTAATGAAAATAAAAGACTTATTCGGCGGTAAACCGTCCAAAAAAAGAAGCGTTGTTTTTGCAAATGGTGATAGTTTTGCGGAGTTTATATCGTGCAGATATAGACCGCTCGACCAGATACCCGAAGTTGCTTCAGCTATAAACAAGATCGCTTCTATGATTGCATCGGAAACCATATATCTTATGGCAAACACCGAACAGGGCGATATTAGGGTCAATAACGAACTATCCCGAAAGATAGACATTGAGCCGAACACAAATATGACACGCTTTACCTTTATGAGCGGAATTGTTAAGGATATGCTCATAAACGGCAATTCTATTGTGTACCCCAGATTTGCGAGGGACGGCGGAAGGCTTCTGCTCGGCAATCTGGAGCCGATCGCCCAACAGAGGGTGCAGTATTTAGAATACCCGACCGCTCCAAATCAGTATGCGGTGCAGATTGACGGTGTACAGTATGCCCCGAACGAGGTTTTGCATTTTGTCTATAACCCCGACTCATATTACAGGTGGCTCGGACGTGGTGTACGCATTCCCTTACAGGATATTGAGCAGATTTTAGGGCAGGCAAACGAAACCACAAAGGGCTTTATGAATTCCAAGTGGAAGCCGTCAATCATTGTCAAGGTTGATGCCAACACCGAAGAATTCTCAACAAAAGCCGGTCGAAACAAAATTGCGGCTTCGTACCTTGAAACCGATAGCGGCGCACCGTGGATTATTCCAAGCGATATGGTAGAGATAGAGCAGATAAAGCCCTTATCTCTTACTGATCTTGCAGTAATTGACACCGTAAAGGTAAATAAGCAGGCGGTAGCGGCATTACTCGGTGTTCCTGCCTTTGTCCTCGGTGTAGGCGAGTTTAAGGCTGACGAGTGGGACTATTTTATCAATGACACGATAAGACCCCTTGCCCAGAGCATAGAACAAGAGCTGACTCGGAAACTTATTTTAAGCCCGAAAATGTACTTGATGTTCAATGCTTCTAAACTTTACTCGTATGATCTCCAGAAGATAGCCACAGTTTACGGCGGACTCTTTGATAAGGGCATTGTCACGGGTAACGAGGTTAGGGACAAGCTCGGAATGCAACCGAACTCGAAACTTAACGATTTAATGGTACTCGAAAACTACATACCCGTTGAAATGATAGGAAACCAGAAAAAATTAAATGAGTAGTTTGAATGACGGGAAACAAGAAATTGTGTCATGGATAAAAGAACACTTCCCAGAAGGCTCAACCGTTTTAGACGTTGGGGCTTGTGACGGAAAGTGGGCAAAGCTCCTCACCGGCTATACGATAGATGCCGTTGAGATATTCGAGCCTAATATCCGAGTACACAACTTGAAATATAAATATCGGAATGTATATAACTGCAACATTTTAGACTACAAATACGACTATTACGACCTAATAATCTTTGGTGACGTAATAGAACATATGCAGGTCTGGGAAGCGCAGGTAGTTCTCGATTATGCGAAGGAAAGGTGCAAAGACATTATTGTCGGAGTGCCTTTTTTATATCCGCAAGACGAGATATACGGCAACCCATACGAAAGACACATACAGGACGATCTTACAGAAGTTAAGTTTTACGAAAGATACAAGGGCTTTGAACTCTTATTAAAGCCCCGACACAATTACGCATATTACAAGAAAGGGGAAAGCAAATGAAGCATTGTACTTACTTAATGAAAGACATAAAGACACGAGAAGCCGAGGACGGAAGCCCGATTATTGCAGGGTACTTCGTAGTGTTTGACTCAATATACCGTATCTCCGCACACGCTACCGAGAGCGTGGCGAAAGGTGCGTTTGACGAGTCAATAAACGGCGATGTTCGTGCTTTATATAACCACAACACTGATATTATTCTGGGGCGCACAACTTCCGACACGTTGATGCTCCGACAGGACAATACAGGTTTGTACGGAGAAGTTATTATCAACAAGAATGACACTGAAGCCATGAATGCTTATGAGCGTATCAAGCGTGGCGATATTACGGGTTGCTCTTTCGGCTTTGATATTGCGGAAGAAATTGTCGAGTATGACGAAGTGACCGACAACGTGCATTACACGATAACAAAGGTTGACCCTCTGTATGAGGTTAGCCCTTGCGTGTTCCCTGCATATCAGGCAACGTCAATCGGAGTACGAGATAAGGACGGCGCAGAGGAAAGAGAAGAACAGGCGATGCGTATTATCGAGCGCAAGAAGGTCGAAGCATGGAAGGCTGAAATGTCGGAAAGGCTGACAAAGTAATGTTAAAAATACTTGAATTACAGAAAAGCCTTGATGAAAAGAGAGCGGCATTTGCTGATCTCGAAAAAGTTGACTTTACCGAAAGACGTTCCGCACTCCAGATGCAGGTTGATAATGCCACAGAGGAAATGACCGAAGAAGAAAGAGCGGAAATTGAACAGGGCATAGAAAACCTTAACGCAGAGGAAGC